CGTGCCATCTCGTCATAAACTGATTAGCAGTGTTCTTAACGGTGTTATATGCTTGGTCCTCAAGTACTTGCTGAGTGATGATGAAACCACCTTGGAAGGTTCTGCTGGTATAAACCTTTGAGAAACCTTCGTGAGTATTGAAGATAGGTGCTACGTTGTAGTCGGACGTTTCAGCAAATGCATGTTGAAAACCGATACTCGACGTATAAGTTTCTTGGAAAGTAGAGAGAGTACCTCTCTTAAACAAAAGGTCAATCGGGTTTTTCTTTTCCCAAGCCTCTTGCTTGCTCTTGAGCATATCGTTGATAGGCTCACGAAGAATGTTGTAATCTGCTCTGTTTTTAAGAGCTTCTGCAGTGTTAATAATAAGTCCCATTACTGTTTACCTCCTTATGCTGACAAATCATTGCCATCTTTGTCGAGTACAATATCATCTTTGTCAAACAAAGGATACATGCCGACTTTCTTTGCCGTTGCTGCGGTTACGCCGCTTGCATCACCGTCTGCTACAGTTGCAGCAACGATTTCGGATGCAGCGTAATTTCCAACTTCGGTGTGTACGTGGTCTACACTACCAACAGTTTGGTCGGTAAGTGCAACCATATGGGTTGCTGCGCTAAGAGACGCTGCTTTCTTGATATATGCCGGAACACTTCCGTTTGCAGGTACAAGAGTTACAAGGTCGCCTCTATGAATAGCTTGTTTTCTCGTAGGGTTACTGATAGTACCTTCTACGTTTACGTCGAGCGTAATTGCTCTCTGTAAATAGCCAGTTTTGAATTCTGCCATAATAAGTTTTCTCCTTTAATTTTCTTTATACATTTTTGATAGTTCTTCTTCCGTTACGCCCGGGTTGAACAATTTGTACACTTCTTTCTCTTTAGCAGTGAAAGGACGTTTATTAGAGTTATCTGCCGGAGCCGGCGTTCCTTGTGGGCTCTTCATATGACCAGTGGTACTCCTATTCTGTCCGTTCGCAATGCCAGTCTGCATTTCTCTTATCAGCTTTTCACCGTTTAATTCAATGTAAGCTGCTTTGAGCGAACCTTTTGTTTTCCACAACTCAATGACGTCTTTTGGCACATCTGCTAATTTAGCAATCTTTCCGCCAGTCAACTCACTAAGTTCCGCCAATTCTTGTTTTGCCCACGCATTAACTCTTTCCTGTTTGTAAGCATCAAGTTCTTGCAAACGAGGGTCCTCAGCAATACGCTTTTGTACAAGTTGTTCCACGATAGGTGAAACTTCATTAGGGTCAAGCCCTTTGTCTTTTAGCAACTCAGCCTCGCGCTTAGTTTGCATATCTGCATAACTTTCATAGCCAAGACTTTTTGCTATACTTTCACGCTCATCATTTCTTGCTTTCGTCGTAGCTTCTTTCAAACGATGTGCGAATGCTTGTGTCTCAGTGACAGGTGGTTGAGCGCCTTTATCGTCAGTACCTTGACCCTTGTCATCAGTACCTTGACCTGCGTTGCCGCCGTCCGGTTGAGCCGCCGGAGAACCTTCATTATTACTTGCGGGTGGTGTTACCGCTCCTTCACCATTAAGAAAGTCCTCAATGTCTTTAATGGTAAATTCTTTTGCACCATTTTGTCCGAACATACTGTTCCTCCTGTGGTAGTTTTAGACGAGTTGCGGATACCAGCCGTTTTGCAGTCTCTTATTTTATATTATATGCGAATAAAGACAATTTTATTCACCATTAAATTGTGTTAAGGCTTTCGCTAATCTAATGCGTCTATCTTGGTGTTCAGCGTGAATTTCTTTACGTAAACGCGTAATTTCTTCACGCTGATTTTCTATAATTTGTGAGAAGTGCTTGGTAAGTTCTTCTCTCGCCTTGGCTTCACTCTCTCGTATCTCTTTGAGCTCTTCTCTAAGTTTAGATACTTCTTCAAGTACTTCTTCAGCTTTCTTCATAAAGGCTGTTTGGTTCATTATCAGTCACCTCCTCAAACATTGCACCTAACGCGTTTTCAAGACGTGTGGCTTTTTGCTCCAAAGCTGCAATCTTATCAATTGCGGCTTGATAGTTCTTTTTACTCTCTTCGAGCTCTTTCTGCATAGCATCGCGTTCTCTTTGTACAGTTTCACGCAATGCTTTATCTGTACTGTCGACGTGTTCTACTCGCTCTTTCATAATAGTGGTGAAGTTTCTCTTTGTACTCTTCACCTTGCTACGATACAAGGCAACAAAGAAATACGCGAGGAATATTAACGCCCACTCTATGATTTGCGGATAATTAGCAACTATATACTGTTCTACTTGTTCCCACATTAGAACCAACCTCCCTTCTTACCGTTTTTAGACATTTCGTCTATCTGTGACGCAGACTTCAATGTTGCCATATCAACCATCTCGTCATTACTGTTCTTAAAGTATTTCTCAAGCATAGGAAATACTATTTTACCTAATACAAGCGCCAATACAAGAGTAACAAATGTTAGTATACAATAAGTAATCATAAGCCCGGAAAATAGTGCATTGCCTACATCTACATAACGAATTACGAGACCAGCTGAACCAGCACCTATGATTTCCCACTCACCCCATTTATTCACCAGATATTGGTAGTTCTGTTCCAGTTCCGTCCCCGTGTACTTCATCTTGTCCAACAGGTTCAGTATCTCCGTCACATTCCCCACACTGTTCCGTATCATTAGTATGAAGAACACTACCGTCAACAAAAGAAGTAGGTACCAAACCACCGGAGTTAAAATATGAAATACTTTCGCCTTCTTCTTGTTCTTCTTGTAAATCTGTTCCACTGTCAATTGGGGTTTCGGCTGCTTTGCCTTCTTGCTCATTGCTTACCTCCTTATTATCTTTATTTGTATCAGCAGTTGCATTTTCTGTTGGATTAGCTTCTGCCTCTTTATTTAGATTATCAACTTCAGTTTGTATCCATTCTGGCACGTCCCATCTCGAAAACTCATACCATATTTGATTTATTTCGTCTAAGTCATTTGGTACGCCGAACGCGCCTTTCTCATACTCTTTTATTACAACAAAAATAGAAGCAATTGCTATACTCAACATATAAACAAATAACTTTACAAATTTCTGCCATAATGGTTCACCTGATGGTGTAAAGAATAGCCCGCCTGTTAAAAAGGTTACACCTATCATACTCATAAAAGATAGCATTAAACTTTTGACAAGCCTTTTCTTTCTGTATTCATCGAGTGTCATAATTCTACCGTTTTTGTCATACACAATGTCAATCGTAGACCACTTAATGCTAACCGCAGTTACGTTTGTAAGTATACGCTCATACTGACGTATTAACTTTTTATTACCAGATAGATAGAGCATCTTTTCACTAGTGAAATTATTGTTTACAAGAAACTCTCGTTTACGTAACTTGGTATGACGCTTATTGTATATCTGCAAAAAGTATGGCAGATATAACATCCTATCAGTATTATCTTTAATTACTTTCTTGTGCTCATCATATTTTTCTGTCGTTCGCTCGGAATTAAGTCCACGTTGCAAAGCTTGCTCAGCAAGTCCTTGCTTGATAGCAGTTTGTATACAAACGAGACCAACTGACATAAACCCGATGGCCGTTAAATTGTTTGCCACGTTACGCCAATATTGCTCGCCGAATATTTCACCAAGGTCACCAAAGGTTATGATACACAAAAGAATAAAACCGATAACAGCGACTATGGTACCTACGTACTTGCGTAATTTTGCCGTAAAGTTCATACCAAGTCACCTACCTTATACCATATTGAAAATGCGTTTAGCTTTATGCCAAAGTTCTACCAAGTCTGCGTTGCCGTGCACATCATACCCACGCTCTTCGAGCAAATCACAAATAATACTTGCGTGATGAAACTCTTGTCTTGCAATTTCTTCAATCTCTGCAGCATCTTCGTGATGGCCGTGTGATTTAAGCGACTCGTAAAGTGTGTTATAACTTTCTACGTCGTACAGTTCTTCTTTTGCTTTTGCGATAAGATGAGTTAAGCACTCTTCTTTAGTATATAATTTTTCGTCCATAATTCACCTCACACAATATAACGTTTAATGGTTTGTACGTCTGCCGCTGAGAAATGCATACTATAGGTGCTCGTAAGTACTTTAAAAGACAAAGTAAATTCATTAGAACCCATACCATCTGTCAACACTTTTGCAAGAGTATCAACGTCAACATTATCGTGTTCGTCAATAATGTCAAACATAGATACAAGAGAATTGTTCTTTATAGCATTAAACACGCGGTCTGCTCTGTGATTGATTGCGGCTTTTGCAATACCAAGAATAATCTTGTAATTACCTTCTGCCTTTGACAACATATCGTTGTCTATAAACGTATAAATTGCTTTAATAAGTTGTTCTTTACTTGCCATATTTAACCTCCATTATCAGCTGGGCGGGTTAAGGCCCGCCCAACCTTTGCAAGAATTAGTTATTGCAGCATCTACCGCAGTTAGGAAGCGGGTTGTATACAGACTGTGCCGTAGTAGTGGTACCAGTCGTTACGTCCGCAACCATTTTAGGATAGAAGGTTGCATTTGCGTAAGTTACGATAGAATTGTCACCGCAGCAACGTTCGTCACGTTCTCTGTTAAGAGCCGCAAAGAATTCGTTCTTGCAGCAAGCAATCTGTTGACCAACCATTTCAAATGCGTCTGCAGTCTTTTGGTTTTGTACGGCTTGACCAGCAACAACTTGTTGAAGTGCTTCAATCTTACCGTTGAAATATGTTACAACGTCGGTAAGCTTTTGGTCGGTATAAACTTGCGAGTCGCGAAGTGCGAGTTGCTGTTTAAGCGAACCATTTTCTTGAACAAGAGACATCTCGTAGCGGTTTACAGGCTGATTTTCGTGACAGCCATTGCCGTTTCCGAATAAGCCTCCAAGCCAACCACCATTTGCTAATACGCCAGCTAATGCTGCGCCACCTAAAGCGGTACCGGTCGCTGCAAGACCAGTAGTACCTCTACCTGCATAATTTCTTTCTTCCATTCTCATACCGTTGTCCTCCTTTTAATTTATTTTGTAGATTTTTTGGAAGTTGTTTCAACATTCTTCTAAACTAGCCCAAGGGAACCACCTCCTTTACAAATAAATTGTCTTAATACTTCTTACCGGTAATTTCTTCGTATTCTGCAATCGTAATTTTATTTTTACGAACAGCATCACGAACCATACTCTCGGTCCAAAGTCCATTGTCATAGTAATACTTAATCTTACTCTTCATTAAGGCATTACCTCCATTTCTTCCGGTTGCGGAAGTTCCACGTCACTCATCATCGCAATATAATCGGTGTGAGCCTTGTTGCGTTCTACGTCTGCCGTCATATTATCAAAACGACGAGTTTCAGCAACAGTCATTTTTGCTGCGTTAAAGTTTACCATATTTACCTCCATAAATTATTACAATATGCATCCATACGTTGGATTAACTTTGTTGAATTACCTTTGGCGAGATATGTTCTATCGCCTTGATAACATATTTTGACTTTGTCTTTCGACATTTCGCCACGTTTTACTTTTGCTACCATATGTCTAAGCTTACGACGTTTCCGTTTAACCGCTTCTGTACTTATTGTTTTTATAACCTTTCCGGTATCTGTTAATTTAAACGTAAAACCGAGAAACGTTATAGGCTTAGCAATGGCATTTATTGTGCTTTTGGTCGGGTGAAGTGTAAAACCATCATTTGCGAGAAAAGCTTGTATCTTTTCTTGACACTCACGTAAATATTCTTTGCTTTCATGGATAAGTATAAAATCGTCCATATAGCGAATGTAGTATTTAATTCTGAGCTTTTCTTTTATAAAATGGTCTAATGGACTTAGTACCGATATTCCAGCTATTTGTATTAGTTGACTTCCGGGGTTATACCCTATATCACCAGCGTATTGTGTATGCAGTATCTTCTCAGTTCGCATATACGCATCCGGTGGAAGGTATTTTGCAAATTGCTTTTCTGCGACACGATGTTGCATATTAGGATAGTAACCCTTTATATCACACTTTAAGACAAAACCATCAAGCTTGTGCTTTCTATAAAAGCGATGCAAGAACTCATCAAGTCGTTCTTTGGCTCTGTCCGTGCCCTTATTCTTTTGGCACGCAAAATTATCAAAGATGAATTGTTTACTCATTAGCGGGTATATGATATTGTCGTTCATACTCCGTTGATATACACGGTCTCTAAACACTATACTCACGGCTTCCCGTGGTTTAGGTGACGTTATCATAAAATGTTTTGGCGGGTGTTCTACATACGTATTATCGGCCAGTTCTTGCGAAAGCTTGAGACTTTCTTCTATGCCATTCAAATAGAATGCGGCGACCGAGTCTTTCCAAATAACACCTTTCTTGCATTTATACATTGAAGAGAAGATTGCTTCGAAATCTATTACGTCCTCTAATGGTAAGATTATTGAATTGTCCATAATGTGTATAACGCCCAAATTCAAAGAAGTTGCTTGTATCACTATGGTATTGTTCGCTCTAATGAGCATGGACTACGGCTCTTTGTGCGGTAAGCAGGAAACTGCTCTTGTAGAACAGCGTACGTCCCTTATAGGCACGAACGGGGGCGCAACGATTGGCGTTGTTAGCGTTGTTATTGTTGATATTGCCAGTAGAGTTCACATTCCACGTATTGTACGAATTGTTGCGATTAGCACTACGCAAACGCACGTTCTGCCTTTACAGCCTACGTCCATTTTATCAAAATTGGCACGCAGAATATCGCTCGATTTCTGCGGTATGCCAACTATTGATTAACGATTTTACGGAGCAAATTTTACTGCCCCAGAACTTAATACGTTTAAGTTTCAAATGAAACGTTTTCTGTGCAATCTGTATAAGAGAAAGCAAATCTTCACAGTCCTCAAGAGATTGCGCTTGTAATGAAAGTCGTCTCTTAACGTCTGCTTCACTATTAACGATAATACGATTTGCACGATATAAATTCATATACATTCTTTTCGTCAACATCGTAATATCATCTGTCAAAACCTCTTTATACTCTGGTTTGAAAACTTTCGTATTGCGAGTAATCTCAAGCGTATAGTCCGTCAAATCGAGTACCTCAACAAGCACTTTGAGTTTACCACATTTACGCAATCCCTCTGGTACGGACATAATTACCTCCTTTAGGTATTAGATTTTCTCTTAATAGACCGCACAAACGGGGGCGCAACGACTGGCGTAGTCAGCGCCGCCAAGGCTGACATCGCCAGTAGAGGTCACAAGCCACGTATTGGACGAATCGTAGCGATTAGCACTACGCAAACGCACGTACCGCGGAGACGTTTTGGCATCAACGCCGTAGGTAATGTAACCGGGATTTTTACCGGCCTCATACCACTCATTCGGCTTCGTGGCACCAGTCGCACGTTTCCAATACTCGAAGTAGTTGCCCTCTACACCAGCGAGCTGGGGTTTAGCATACATCTGTTCGAGCGAAGGAAGGAAGAACGTATCATACGTATCTTCTGTCATACCAATGTCACTATCTGTGACAGTATTGAGTGCTGTGGTTACCTTGATAGGACTGAGACAAGACAAGAAATCTTCCTCAAAGCCCGTCATAAAACCAGCTTTAGTGGCCAATTCGTTCGGTGCTACGTCACCATTATGCTGTGCTACCCACCAAGCGTTTACGCCTTTATCACTGTTCAAGAATTGACGCATTGCAGAATGCGACCAACGGTTATAGCCGTATCTACAAATATTACCAGTGGTGTCCTTAATTGCCGAACGATAATAAGTTTTATCGGTAGGAATTGCAGAACCAATAGAATAATCTGTATCTACTGTCAAAAGTTTGAAACTACCATCAGTATTTTTGATATAATACGAATAGTCTGTTGAGAATACGCCATC